TCTCTTACGCGCCCGTCATTCGCTGAGACCCATTCCTTAAACATATTCGGGATTGAAAGAGACTTAACCGCTTCTAGAGTTCCTTGCGTTGATGCTGACCCTACTTCAGTGCGCGCAATTCTCTGCGCCTGACCTTTGTTAAGCTCTCCGAATCTCGCCTCAAGGCGAGAAGACAAGGACTCTAAACCGTCACCGCCTTCGATCTCATCGCTGACATACTGAGAAACTACTCGGCGAATTGTCTTCTCGTTACCAGACGAAATCGTTCTAATCTGCGTAGCCGTATGGCGCTCGACATAGGAGCGCACGAAGCTATCAAACTTCAAATTCGCTTTTTGTTCTTTATCAAAGCCAAGGCTCTTACCTTCACCTAAAGCCATATTGCCAAAGTCGACAATCGTAGTGCGAATGTGACTCTTAAGCGTCTTACGAAGATCTGTGCTCGCCCACTCGTCCAAAGCTTTTAAAAGCGCAAACTCTATAACCTTTTGTTCTTGACCTTTTAGGCTATCTGCAACGTTACCAAGTTTCTTAGCTAAAGCCTGGTAGTCATCTTCAAGGTCTCGGGTGAAGTTTTCCGCTAGGCGCTTACGCCAAGCGTTTTGAAGCGCCCAACTTTTCCGCTTTTCATTTCTCGTCAAAAGATTGATGCTTTTCCAATGCATCATCTTGGGATCTTCGTCTTCACCCTCGGCATCTTCGGACTCGTCCCCTTGGCCTACTGGCTTCTTTGGCTTCTCATCGTCTTCTGTTACATCGCTTGCGAGAGACCCAAATACTGAAGCACTAGGGCGGTCTAGTTCTTCGCCGCCTTCTATCTCATCATATCCAAGCTTAGCGCGCTTTTCATTGATCGTAAGATACGTGATACCTTGAAGCGAGGTCATAGTCTTAGAAGTTCTAACCTTTAGTGCCTCGATTGAGTCTCTATCATAATCAAGGTAAAGATCTTCGCCAAACGCAGGAACGATAGTGGAATTAAGCGTATCTCGTAAGTCGTCCATCATCGGAAGAACGGTTTCGTCATAGAAGCTTAGACGTGCCTCTTCATAGTTGTTAAATGTCTTTTGCCCTAGGCCCATAACCTCAGGCGGTACACCTAGAGCGATGCAAAGTTCAATCGCCGTAGCATTTCTAGAATTTATAAAGTCCATTTCTTTAGGGCTTAGAGAAATAGACTGCCACTTTAAGTTACCTTCTAGAAGCATTGGCTTTCCGGCGTTACGCGCACCAGTGTAGCTTTCAGTCACTTCTTGCTTAACGCGCTTAAACTGTTCGTCGGTAAGCTCACCGCGTGGGTTATATTCAGTCGACGCCACTTGCAAGACGCCTGAGGGTGTGGCTTGGTTTTGCATCATCGCAAGGTTCCACTTACTGCCCGCGTTGTTTTGATCTAGTACCAACATCGCGGCTTCTAGAGCGCTAAGACCATACCAGTCATTAAGCGGATTGAACGACTTCCAATGAACGATGTTTCCTTTAAGCGTAACAGGGTCGACCGGAAACTCTCTTTTGTTTTGGCCCATAGCGAACTCATACGCTTTCGGGTACCCTTGAGCCCCTGGGATGACCTTCATACGATCAGGACGCGCGGGCCATAGCTCTAGAATCGGGCCATTGCCTGAGAGCCCTCGGTTTAGTTCGATGTATGAGTTACCAGCTATGAGCTTAAAGCCCACTACTGACTCGATGAAAGAGGCTTGAGGTTGAAGCGGATTAGGCTTTTGCATGAGGCTTAAAAGGTCATGCTGCTCTATTTCAGCTACTCGTCCGTTAGAGCTTTTCTTTTTAGAGTATAGGACCCAGTTGATACCTTTGCACGCCGTCGAGATCTTAGAAATAGCAGCGTACACGATGAGATTTCTAGAGTAACCTTGCTTGGCGAAGCTTTCGTAATTCGCAGGCGTTACTTGCGCGCGCCCGACTTGAGTCATAGTTGAGATAATTCTGGTCTGAGATTCTTTACTCGAAAAGAGAAACGAAAGCCGCTCGCGAAATGTCATGTGATGGCCCCTCAAAGATGTCTGGACTACGGTGTTTAAAAACTTCTTACGCGCGGACCTTTACCGCTGAACTTCCGGAAATACTCGACTGCCATTGACGTTGTGTCAACTTGGTCATCGTGCTGAGACTTCGGAAACTTCTCATGCTCTTTTATAAATTCCTTCACCCATTCGGCGCCAAGAGGTAACTCGATCTTCTTTGCGTGCTGAGTCGGCGCCGCGCCTGTCGCTCTAACCTCTTTATCTTTCGTCGGGTTAAACGGTATCACGGGTATCGTAGTATCGGATTGAAGTTTTTGAATCAAACTAGACCCTGCGGACTTGTCTTCGATTACCACGGCTGAAGGTTTAAAGTCTTCGTACTGACTTATGGCTAGCGCCTCTAGGATCGGTGCCGTGGTTTTCTCCCTAAGAACGTTTAAGATAAAATACCCGTTAGGCGTTACAGCCCAAGTAGAGCAAACCGAGTAGTCGTTCGTAATCCCAGGCTTCTGAGCGCAATCCCAAAACTGCACAATATCCAAAACATTAGAAGGCGAAGCTCTAGTTATAACCCAGTTCTCTCTAGGGAAAAGCCCACCTTTTCTCGGCTTAGGGTCTTGCTGCAATTGCGCATCTGCGGAGTCAGTGAAGCGGTTTAAGTCGTCTTCAAGATCCTTAAGAGCATTATCGTCAAACCTGCTAGGCCAAAGAAGCTCACCCTTTTCTTGTCTTGGATCTTGCCAGTTGAGAATCGTCTTAGACTTTAGGCTTTCTTCGACGTCCGGGTTAAAGCGCGCGGGCAAGATCAAACGCTCATACTCGCCCGATTTCTTTTCCATGACGTGACCCGTTAAGTCCTTTTCATGGAGGCGCTGCATCACGATGATCTTCGCATGACGCTTTGGGTCGTTATATCGAGTGCTGAAAGCGAGGTCATGCCAGGTGTTCACCTCTTCGAGAGCCGCGTCCGAAGTCACTTCTAACGCGTTTAACGGGTCGTCTACGAAGAGATAGTCACCCCCCTGCCCTGTTAGGCCCCCACCCACCCCTACGCTTAAACGCGCGCCCGTAGCGGTGTTCTCAAAGAGCTTCTTTTGGTTCGAGTCATCCCGAAGATACCAACGTTTGACGCCGTAAGATTTAGCGCATTGCAGCACAAGTTCTTGATAGGCTTCGGACTCGATCAAGAGCCTGGTCTTAAGCGAATCGCGAACCGCGAGCGCTTCCGAGTATGAACAGTAAATGAATCTTCGCTCAGGGTTTCTAAGCCACACCCACGCAGGGAACATGACAGAGACGAGAATCGACTTCATGTGCCTAGGAGGCATATTGATGATTAGCTTTGAAATCTTAAAATCTTTTACAGCTTCTAGGTGCTGACAGATAGCGCGGATATGCCAGCCGTCTACGAAAGGTGTAGTCGGTTCGATTACGCTCCACATGAAACGGACGAAGGTATAAAAGTCACCAATCGCTTTTCTGCGAACGATTTCTTTTTCTATTTCGATTAGCTCTATGAGTTTAGCCCTCTGAAGGCTTGGGCTCACTGGCATCGGTGGAAGCTTCGACAATCTCCGCCTCTTTCACTGGTTCAAGGGTTCTAATGCCACGACGAATCTCGGTGTAGTCAGTTTCGATTCTAACTTCCGCTTCTAGCCTACGCTTTTCTTCCATGAGTTCTTCGGTGGTTTTATTTGCATACTTGTCAGCCACTTCATGCACATGGCGGTCGGCGATTTTTCCGACGAGACGCTCGACCATGTACTGGAATGAAAGCGCGCTATCTTTTCCAAGTAAGCTCTTGATGATCCGTTTCTCAAAAATGCTTATAGTAGGATCTTTTAGACGTTCTTTAAGCTCGTTCTCTGAAAGATGAGAATTGAGCGTAATGTAACGAGTGAGCATCGCTGCATCAATTTTTTTTACTTCGCGATTAGAAACGTCCATGAATTTAACGTTAGCAGCTATAACAGCAGCCTGCGCTAAAGCTTCACCTGTGTACTCTGCGGGCCTAGCAGCCTCGGCGGGTTTGTAGCCCTTCTTAATGCCCTTTTTTCTAGGGCCTTCGTTTGGGTCTCGCTCTTTAGGGTATTTGTACTTGCGGATTCTTTTTTTCTTCGGCTTCGTCGTCATCCGAAAAAGCCTAAAAAAATTAAATGCTAATTGTCAACCGCGTCATAACCGTTGCCTTAAGATCCAGGTGATTCGGTCGACGTCTTTGGAGTGTTTTAGGAAATTGCGCCTAACGTTCTCGATCTCTCTAGCTGGAACTTTTAGGCCCGACCCTCGCTGCTTTAGAAGTGCTTGTAGCTGCGATTCATACTCTGCCTTAAGCTCTTGTGCTCTTGCAAGTCTTTCCTTCATTTTTTTTACCTCATGCCGTAACCAGCTATTAGCAGCGCGTCAAGTATTCCCTCATGAGGCTTACCACTTTTTGGGCCGACAGGCACCATGCGGAACTCTTTCGGGAAAAGCCGCTTAGCAGCTATAACGCTTTTTGCTTTAGGCTTCAAGTCTTTCGATATTCCTTGGTGCATGACCTTCGTCCACTTCGCGGGCTCAACGTAAGTAACGGGCAAGTCCAAAAGCTCGACGACAAGCTCAAGCGTCGCAAACCCTCTCCCGTAATTAAACGCGCTCGTCGCGCCCATACCGCCCGCGTAGGCGCGTTCCAAAAATACCATGTCGACTTGTCCAGAAACCTTTGAGGCGAGTGCTGCAATACTTTTCTCTAACCCTCTGTAGTCCACAATCGAACTCTTGCCGTCTTGCTTTAACGGCATAAGTGAAAACTCAAAGACTTCTTTTCCCAAAAGCACAAGAGCCCCAGAATTGCCGGGGTCGATGCCGATTACGTTCTTCATAACTTAACCTTTCGTTATTTAATTAAGTAACCACGTGTGGCCGATTTTTGGCCCGGTTCTACTACACCCTGTACTACCCCCTATATATACATATAAATACCCCATAAATTACTATTTTTAAACTAAAGTAATATACTATATTTTTACCCTATTATTACTATCTCCATACCTTTAAAGGGTAAAAGGTATAGAGGTATAGAAGTAAGAAGAAATTTCCCCTATGAAAACCGCTAACTCTTTACCTCCTAGAAAGGAACAGAAAAAGTGTAGGTTATTCTACACCTTTCAGCCTTTTCCACACCACTTTTCGGTGTTTGTATGAGGTCTGCCCCATTTTTTTGAAACCCAGATTTTTGAGCGCATTTGCGACTCTCATCTGGTCCGCACGCGAATTTTTGATGCCGAGGTGCAGAATTTCGGGCAGGTGCAGAATGTCAGAAATGCACAGTTCTTCACCCTGTTTAGTCTTAACAGTTCTTAATGAACCATCGTTAAGTAATTCATTAAGTTGCTCTGCCAAGTAATCGGTTTCGACCCTTGTCGCGGTGATCGGTTTTGCCATCTCTTCGCAAGCCTTTCCCTCTTCGACAAGACTAAAACCGTTTAAATATAGCTCGACAGCTTCAGCAAAAAGCTGCGCCCGATCTTTCGCCAAGTGATGGAACTCACATTGCCCGACCGAGACTGGTAAATATCGGCGCTGACCGACGTCGTCCTTTAGATACTCTTCCTTATCAGTGGTGCCGACGAAGATGCACTGCCGAGGGAACTCCACCATGCGAGACCCGTAAGGTGGTCTAATCTTGTCAGAGGTTCTCGCCACGAATTGTTTCATGAGACCCGTTTCGTACTTCGACATCGCGGTAAGCTCGCCGATCTCGTAACACCAAACGCCCTGTAGGTTCATGACTGCGTCCTTATCCGAAACGCTTAGGAACGAATCAGAGAACCAATCGTCACCAGCTAAGATCCTTGGCGTTGAGCTTTTTCCGACGCCTTGCGTCCCTTCTAAAATCGGGACCCAGTCGAACTTGCACCCGGGCTCAAATACCCTTGCGACCATACCGACGAGCATAAGGCGCCCAACGGCTCTTAGGTACTCTGAGGGCTGCCCCTTAGAGTTTAGGTAAGCCTCTAGCCACGTATCGACCCTATTGACGCCGTCCCATTCTAGGCTCTTAAGCCAGGCCCTCACGGGGTGATGAGCGTTTTCGCTCGCAATGGCGTTAAAAGCCTCATTTATGGTATTGACGCTTGGCTCGACTTTGTACTTGTTTGAGAGCCATAGCTTAAAGCTCACCGCGTGGGCGTCTGTCACCCACTCGTTAGGCTCAGACCATGGTGTTTTTACCGTCCAGGTATCGGTCGACGCAAAAAGGTTTCGTTTGATGCAGTCGGCGCCAAAAGTGCCCCGAAGGATCATCACCACGTTCTTAAGAAGCGGCTTCACTAATCCGTTATCGGACTTTACTAGCTCTTTCTTCCAGGCGTTTTTCTCTGCTTTAGACTTCACTTCGTCTTCAATGTCGATGCCGTCAACGGATCTCATCGGCTCGATCTCTTCGTTAAAGACCTCGCTCACGTCCTTAGAAGCTTTTGCTTTCGCTAGCGGGTAGCGCTTAAGCCACTTCGCCGCGCGCTCTCTACTCCTAGTCTTTGCGTGATCGAAAGCGACTTCGCCTAGCGCATAGCCGTCTTCTGTGAAGACCGAAAGAATCTCATTATCGGAGAAGCCTTCGTCTAACATCGCGTTCATAGAAGCGAAGACGGCTTTTGACCTATCCTCTACACCTTTACCGTGTACGATCATGTCGACGATGTGATCCGGGAGCCTTCCATCTAAAAGATCGACATCTTTTAAGTCGATAGCGTCTTCGGTTTTTGGCGCATTGGCGTCTGGAAGCTCAAGGCTATAGATATGGTCACTTTCGGTCGGTAACTCACCGGCATC